ATTTGCGGTGTCAATGCAGCACCGCCAGGCATTGCACCGGGTGGCATTGCACTGGGCTGTATTTCCTGACCGATCATGGCCGCACGCTCAACTGTCGGGCCGACAGGCATCCCAGGCATGGAGATGGCCTGCTCAGGCGTAATGGCCTGACCTTGAGTTGGTTGACCTGCGATAAATCTTTGATACGCCTCTAGAGTTGTCTGTGCGCGTTTGGCCTCATCGAGTTTCTGGCGCACCAGCAACTGCTGAATCGCACCCTCTTGGGCCTTGCCATAGGATGAAGTGCCAGCCTGCAAGCCTGCACCAAGCGCTTGGCCCAGTGAGATGGGAGTGGCAGATGGGCCACCTGCTTGGAGCAGGGCCGCAGCGGTGGACAGCAGCGCTTGGCTATTCATAGCCTCTTGTTGCTGGGGCGTGAGGTACTCACTTAACGGTGAAGTCCCACCGCCAAACAAGTCACCCAGCAAGCCCATATTCATTGTCGCCATGATGTTGATTCCTTAACCTAAGCCCAGCAAACCACCAAGGATTGCGCCATAGCCAGCATACTGAGGGTTGTTAGTCCCGCCAATTAACTTACCCAACTGAGCGCCACCCAAAGCGCCACCAAGTCCACTGATGGCAGGATTGCTGTAAAGAGGAGTTGTCGTAGTGCCGCCAAGGTTTGGCACGTTCTGGCCCAGGGCACTGCCAGTCAGGCCAAGGCGCTCAGAGGCCAAGTTGCGTGCAGCGTCAAGCCGCGCCTGGGCCAATTGCTGGCGTTGCTGCTCGGCAGTCATCACGGCCTGCGCACCCGTCATACCCAGGTTTTGCTGCTGGGCACCCAAAGCACCCAACTGGCCCACGGCAGTCTGGCGAATGCCAGCACCAGCGATCTGGTTGGCAGCGTTTGCCCTGGCCGCTTCCATGGCCCTGGCAGCATCAGTCTGGCCGAACCCGGCAGCCGTGGTGAACCCGGCAGAGCGCAACTGGGCAGCAGTGTTTGCTGCCTGGCGCATGTAGTCTTCATTGGCGATGGACTCGGCCACTGCCTGGCGCGAGCCACCAAATGCCCTGGCGCCAACTGCCCTGGCCTGCTGGGCTTGCTGAGAGATCTGGCGCTGGCGCTCAATGTCTGCCAGCGTATTCTGCACAACCTGTTGCTCGTAAGGGTTTTGGTATGCAGACATGTACTGCGCACCCGTCATAGCCTGGATCTGCTGGGGTGTGTAGCCTGCCTCTGCGAGTGCCAGTTCAGCAGCCCGGTTGGTTGTCTGCTGACCAGCACCGCCAATGCCGGTGGCCGTGAGCTGCTGCTCTGCCGTGGCATAGCCTGGGGTAAACCCCTCAAACTGCCGGGTTCCAAGACCTGCCGCTGCGGTTCTGGCATCAGCCAACTGCTGGAGATATGCAGCCTTAATGTCAGGATCGATGGACGTTGAGCTTGTGGAAGATGACGGCGTGCTGCTGCCACCCAATGCCTTTGCGGCCAAGCCTGCGCCAACAATTGCCTGAGTCGGAGTGATGCCACTTAGCAAACTGCCAATGCCACTTGCAGCACCACCAGCGGCAGCACCGCCAGCAGCACCGCCAGCAGCAACGCCACCAAGACCAGCAAGACCAGCACCCAAGCCAGCGCCAAGGCCACCATAAGCAAGGCTGGAAGTAAGGCCCAAGCCACCAGTTCCAGCAGCAGCAGTGCCAAGCCCAATGCCCGAACCTATCCCAGCACCCAGACCTCCAGCAGCACCAGCGCCAGCACCAGTTAAACCAAGGCCACCGCCAGCAGTCAAGCCAGTACCAGCAACCGCACCGCTGGCACCCAATCCTGGGATACCAACGCCTGCCAAGCCACCAGTGGCAGCCAAAGCTCCAAGAGCAGCAATGGGGACGGCATTCTTAGACAAGCTCAAGTCTTTGTCTACCTGTGCCAATCCTTTGCTGATTGCCGGGGTCGGATCGAGTTGTGCTAGTGCGCCCATTTAAACCTCACAATTGTTTCGTATGTTCTGAATAAACCATCATCAATTTTTTTGATCTCAAATGGATATGGTTGATGGTTGAATAGTTCATTGATCCTTGGGTTGTCGTAAAACGTGACGGCATAGTCGTATCCATGTTCCTTCAAGTCATCAAGGTACTTTTGCACGTTGGACACAAGGTCTTTTGCGCGTTCACCGTTGATGCAATGAAATTCGATGCCGTTCTTCTCGATCTTCTTTGTCAGGATCAGAGTGTCACCCTGACGCACAACAAAGTTGCCTGTCTTGGGTGCATTCATCAACCCATCAAAGTAGGCGTCAACCGTCATGGCAAAGCCACCATAGTTCTTCGCCAGGTCTTCGGTGAGGATTTGTCTGATGTCTTTCATGGCTGAATTTTAAGTCTCAACGCTTGCCAGCGGCGATCACGTCCAAACGGTTGATGCCAACTCTCCAGTCATCGAGCACCGCCCCGGTATACCTGACCTTGACCTGGCGACCAGTGAACCGCACATCTGTCGGCTGACTTGCCGTATATGGGCCGTAAGTTGTCTCGGTTGAGGTTGGATACATTCGCGTCTTGAACGACACAACAACCTCGCCCAGGGTTTGCTCATCAGGGATGATTTGCCGCACGCTCATCACCTGCTCACCCGTTCCGATCTCCACAGGGCCAGACTCAGCGTAAGGCGCGACAGAGTCATAGGCAAACCCGACTTCATGCTCGTAGATGTACCCGTCAGCAGAAACCATCAGCGGGTTCAAGTAGACCCCACGGTCAGTGCCAGCCGTGCGAGACATAGTTCCAATCGACCAGTGGTTCTCGCGGTAGTTGTAGGTGACATATGAGTCATTTTCATTTGACTGACTTGATGGGTAAAACCAAATGATCTCCCCATACTTGGAGTTGTGGACTGCGTAGATCTTGCTGGACTGGTTGTAGTTGATGTTTTGGAAAATGTAGTCACCAACGTCAGACACCAGTGGCTTGACGTACCCGTCATAGACCCAGAACCCTGACTTGCTCATCCAGATTGCAGCCGTGTCAATGGCCGCAACAGACTGCGATGAGATCAACCCGCAACCAGAACCGGCCTTCTCAAATGAGTAGACGTAAGGTAACCCAATATAGGTGCCAACGTGAACGTCAACATCTGTAAACAGCAGATTTACACCTCGAACACGCTTGCCAGCCTTGAGAGATCCGACAGTTGCAAGCTCAAAGTCCCCGGCCTGGTTGGTGGCTGCCGGGGTCCAAACAGTATTGTTTTCTTGGTCACACCATTGAACCTTGCGGGGATTGCCACCAGCGCCCAGCGCAAATACAAAACGCTCTGACGTTGTCATAACGGCGTTGCAGCTCGTTGGCGCGTTGGTGATGGCAGCGGCCAGGGTTGGCGTTGAAAAGCCCAGTTGCCACTCATAGAGCTTGCCATCAGCGTCTGAGCAGGCGACCAAGTATTCGCCCCAGGTGTCCAAGCTCCAGGTCGTTGCTGGCGTGATGCTGCCAGTGTCTGGGCGCTGCACGCCATAGGCAAAGTTGCCATATGTGGAGTACCCGTACCCGGTCTTGGTGGCTGCATCAGCAATGCCGACAGTCAAACCTGATGGCGTAATGTCCTTCAAAGTGCCAGCCTCATTCATGGCGTAGAGCTTGGAATTTGTACCGGCAGCGATCCAACGATCCCCTGAGTTGTCGCGCCAGGTGATCAAGCCCCGGCATGACCCGGTGAGCTGGGATGCCGATCTCTTGCGCCAACCGCCAATGGGACGCAAAGTACCCTCAAACCAGCGAACCAGGTTGGCGTCAAACCACCGCCCGGCTGACTGATATTCAGTGCCATTGCGGTACACGCCTGGGGGGATTCTGAGTGCGGTGAGTGCCATGATGGGATTATGCGGAAAGATTGGACACAAAACTCATGGTCACAATGAGTGACGCAGTGGACGGTCTTGTCGGGGATGTTTGGGTGGGATAAAACTGGAGAGAAATGGCGGTGTTGGTTGCAGACCACCAAATTTCAATGTAGTCGTTTTCTGCCAGCTCAAGAAAATAATTCCACCCTGCGATGATGTGGCCGTCCACACCGCCGTGAGAGTTTGGGACTGAGATAAACCCTGTGGAGCCAGTTACGTCTGTGCCATTTTTCCGCAGCCAGACACTCACGTCATGCAGTTGGGAGTCGGTGTTTTGGAATTGACCAGACCACTGGAGGTTATAAATACCCGCCTGAGACACAGTCAACCGTGATGCGTACCCACCGCTGGTGACAACTTTGACACCATTGCTAAAGTCAGTGGTGTTAAATGTCATAACGGTGGCGGTGTTGGCCGTTATTGCCTGATCTGTCGTGTCCTGGAAAGCCCCATAAGGCACATTCAAGTACTTGCCACCTCGCGGCCCAAGGACCGTTGACAGGATATTGGTGAGCTTGCGAAAGTAGACCAGCAAGCCGCGATGGGTTTGCGCAGTCAGGCGCTCGTCATAGGTCTGACCTGGTGAGGGTAGATCTGGCGGTGCTGGGGTTTCGAGCTGCTGGTAAAGGTTTGTCATGTCAGGACTGCCAAGGCCTCATTAATGTGTTTGATGCGGTCTTCCAAACCGATTATCCCGCCATTAATTTTGCGCGTTAAGGCTGCCCAGTCCCCTGACTCGGCCAGGCGATTGCAGTCATGCGTTGACCAGAACCATCCTGCCGTCAAGGCAGCGTACTTGGGAGTGGCGACCAACTCAGGCTGCATGACAAAGTCAACGCCCAGGGCTTGGCCTGCGTGAAAATAATTGCTGTGCCCGGTCAATTGGATGCAACCTCTGCCAATAAACCTGGCGGCATCGCCTGATGCCTCGTTGCGGTTTCCCATACGATCACAGTAAACCTTGTTGGCGATCTTGCTAGGCTGACCCGCGTACTGATTTGCAACGTCAAGAGTGGGGAAACGCTTGGGCCACAACTTCATCAGCGTGGCTGCGCGGTAATTTAAGTTTTCTTGCAGCACCTTGAAGTGTCCACATTCATGGCCGCATTGCCCAATGAATGCAGCCTGCTGTCTCTTGGTGGAGATGTTGAACCGGCCAAAGGTTTCATTGAGCGCATCAACCCACTCAGGGCCAATGTGCAGCTTTTTGAGTTGTTCACTGTTTACCATTGATGGCCTCTCTCACTTTGTTGTAGGTGTCGATGCAGGCGTTGAGCTGGACTGTGTTTCTGTCTCCTTCGATGGCGATGGCGACAACAGCCTTAATAGCCTCTCTGTAAGTGTCGGGTCTTGCTTCGTCCCGATCTCTGACGGCAGGGGCGGGATCTGGGGTGGCTGGTACGCAACTTGGGGTGGCTGGGGCCGGGATGCGCAACCTGCCAGCATCAACAAGAGCATTAATGTCAGACTGTTTTTTGTTGATCTCATTCTTGGCCTTTCGCAGGGTTTCAGTTTGATTATTCAGTGATGCCGCCAGCTCTTGCTCTTTGGCGCGTGACTCTTCATTGAGCTTGGCAATGTGAGCCTGCATCTCAGCGTCACGGTTGGCATAGCCAACATGGTGGCCGTAAGCGTAGGCACCGCCAATGGCAATCATGGCCGCGATGATCAGGTATGGATTCACTGCCCAGCCTCACGTCTTGCTGCCGCGATCTCCTCGCGGACGTGATCAGGTTCCAGGTGCTCGGGTGGCGTTGTCGGTGGAGGTGGAGGTGTCCAGGTTTCGTCCAGTGGTGGATTAATCCACACCGGCAAAGCACCGCTGGGAGGCGCAGAAACAGGGGTAGAAGGCGCTGGTGCAGCCGGGGAAGGTGTAGGTGTGGGTGCAGGGTTTATTGCAGCGGTAACGGCCCCCACGGCACGCTTGCCTACGATGCCGCCGATACCGCCAACAATCAGCAGCACGATGTCGTTCAACATCTTGGTGTAAGCCTGGTCAATGGGCGCCATTGACTTGATGGGTTGCGTCACAAACGTCACGCTGTAGAGCAAGGCGATCACAATGCCAAACAGGATGATGGTGATCATCACCACAACAAAGCCCCAGATTCGGACCTCGATCTCTTCGGGTGTGAATTTACTTTTTAACATCTTCGCCTTTCTTATCGTCAATCTTATTTGTTAAGACTGGGGCAACCAAATACTCAGGGCAGGTCTGCGTGAATAAGCAGCGAGGTTTCTGGCACTCAGGCAGATCGAATTTGTCAGGGTTCTGGCAGACGTAACGATACCGATCCTCGCACCCGGCCAGGACCATGATGGTCAGACAAAGCAGCATTCGCATTTACTCTTCCTTCCTGTTGTCATGGTCCATCTTCTTACGGTCTTCCTCAAGTTGCTTTCGCAGCCGCTCCATGCGATCAATCTGGGCTTTGCTTTCCTTTTGCACTGCCAGGGTATCGAAATAAATTATCGAAATTATCGGCAGCATCAAACAGAAAACTAGCACCATCGCAATGAGCGCGATCAAAAACCCCATCTTGTCTTTCGGTCCATCACTAGGAGTGACCAAAACACGCTCAGATACACGATTATCAACAAGGCGGCGGCCAGGTAGATTGCTTTGTCCTGTAGGTCGTTTATTACCCGTCTTCGTTGCCATCTTGCCTGTGCCTCGCGCTGATCTCGAACCTCCCTGGCTTGCTCTTGCTCAACAGCAATCTGCTCACGCATCTCGTTAAAACGTGTCCACAAATCGCCAAGTTCTTTAGGGGACTGATAGATCATTTGCTCTCGCAAATCAGCCTCCATCTGTCTCAACTGGGTAAGCACAAGGGTACGCTGCAAGGCACGCTCTGCCAGCGAGTCTGCACCGTCATAGACCTCTTCCTTTGACTTGCGCTCTTCTTCCTTGTAGAAGTCTTGGATCTGCTGCATATGCCGCATGAATTCACCCAAGCTCTTTGCAATGTTTCCCATGACCTGGTTGGGATCATAGGCAGCGACTTCTTGCACGCGCTTTTGTTCGGCAACGATCTGCTTCTTTTGCTCTTTGGTTGGGTTTGGCCCAAACATTCCAGCGATTTCGTTGACGATCTTCTTAACGTCACCGGCAACATTCTTAGCCTCTTTATACGTTGCGACCCCCTGCTTGATAGCGCTGAATGCGCTTGAGGCCATAAGCAGGATGCTGATTGGGTCCACATCTTACAAACCAAAGATCTTTGCAAACAGAGATGCAGCAGCACCAGGGCCAAGCAAGACGGCCACGATCACAGCGTAGAGCAAATACTCGATCTTGGTCATGCGCTCGGAACCCTTTGCAAGAGAGTCAGAAATGAATTTCATCCTCTCTGTGCAAATGGCCTCATGCACCGCCAGCCTGGTTTCGGTGGAGTCAGTCATTCCAAGGCACACCAGTGGCTTTGACAGGATTCTTTTGCAACTCAATCTGAGCCAGCAAAGAATCCTCAACAGCATCCTTGTTCACAGACTCCCATACCCATGCCAACACAGCATCTTTGGTCAAGTCAGCGTATGGCGTGGTGGGTTCACCAGACCATGAGCAAGTGCTGATGACAGAGGCAGAATAATCCCCATCAGTTGCAGTGGCTTGCCAATGTGCGGTAGTGACAAATCCATCAGAGGTTTGTCGGTCAAGGGTTGAGATTGTCCAAGTAATCATGCTGACTCCAGTGCTGTGATTCGGGCGGTGAGGGTTGTGATGAGGGCTTGTTGTTCTTGGATGGCGGCGGTCAAAGTGGCAACCAAAAATGATGTGTCAATTTGTTGTGGAAGTATTGAACCATCTTCATTTACAGCATCTTTTTCACCAACTACTGCATTTGGGCAAATTTCTGCAAGTTCGTGTGCGATAAATCCATCATCCTGAATTCCTGTATTTTTCCATGTAAACGAACAAGGTTTTAACAAACTTACTTTTTGCAAAGCATTTGTTATGGGTTTAATATCATCTTTTAATCGGTAATCTGAAGTTCCACCATAGGTAATAGTTGAGCCGTTTGTGGAGATGCTACCTATATATGTACCGCCGTAATACCAATCAACAAGACCGCCAGTAGTTGTTAGACGAGAAATAGCAAGTGATGGATTGCTGTCGGTAGTTAATAAACATCGCCCAGTGCCAAGAATTACCGTCCCAGCAGCAGATGCAAAATTATTTGATGTAGTCCCCACCAGCAAGTTACCGCTGGAGTCGATACGGGCGCGTTCTGTTATTGTGTTACCGCTATTTGACCCGTTTGTATAAAACGCAAGAGCAGAACCAGAAAGCGATGCAATTTCAGCGTGTCTTACTGAAGTATCGCCGAAGTCAATAGCACCACCATTGGCGCTTGACCCTTGCAATTGCAAATAAGCATAACCAGAAGAGTTTGCAACAGTAATGTTTTTAGAAGAAACTCCAAAAACACTGGGACTTGTAGTCCCAACACCCAAGTTACCGCTTGCATCAAGGGTCATTGCTTGGGTGAAGGTGATGGCGTTACCTGCTGTGCCGGAGGGGGCTATGTTCCAGCGGTGTTCTCCACTTGTTTGTGAATAAAAAGATGCAAAACCAGTAGCTATGTATTTTTGCGCCCCATCAAAATAATAATTATTTGATAGATAAATGTCTCCTCCAGAAGTATTGGCCCAAAATGCACCTCTTGAGCCAACCTGTACTGCATCATAAGTAGAACTCCAAGCACTAGGCGTAACACCCAATCCCAAGTTACCGCTGGAGTCGAGGAACATTTGATTTGTGCTGGAAGTGGTAAACAACATTTTGTTGTTGGTTGCATCAAAAGCAATACCAGTTCCAGATGCCCCTACGCCCGTTGCAATAGCCGCATAAGTGGCATCGGTGTACACAAATAATGATTTGTTGGATGCTCCACCATTGGTAAATCGAGCCACATCTCCTGCGGTGGCTTTTGAAACATCCAATCTGTAGGAGGGTGTGCTACCCACACCCAAATTCGTCCCATCAAACACCAACGCACTACCCGTAGTCAGCACCTTGGAGCCGTTCAAATAAGCAACGCCATTGGCTGTGCCTGCGCTGTTGGTCAACGTCCCTGCCACCGCCAGCGTCTTGCCAGCTCCGACATTCAAGCCAACGCTGGTGCCTGTTCCAGCAGCCGCAAAGACTGCGTCAACGCTGTCAAGGTCAGTATTGATCTTGGTTCCCCAAGTGTCAGTGCTGGCCCCCACCTCGGGCTTGGTCAATAAAAGGTTGGTCGTTGTCGTATCTGCCATTTTTTACCCCTATGCGGCCTGTTGCCACGATGTTGAATTGTCTGCGATCTGCGTCCAGGTTTCACTGGTGTCTGATTCTGGAGTCCATGTCTCTGCCGTGTCGGACACTGGCGCCCATGTCTCTGGTGTATCTGACTGGGCGGTCCAGGTTTCGGATGTGTCGGGCATTGAACCCCATCCAAACCCAACCATGACCCCAACAGATCCAACTGCCTCATTTCCGATTATCGCAACTGAGATGACGTTTGACACACTGCCAACTTCACCAGTCCCAGAAACACCTGTGATGGCCTGGAATGAGATCACCTCTGCCGACATAGTGCCAACAGCACCAGTGGCAGCGTTGCCAGTTGTGGCCGTGGACCGGGTTACCCCAACAGAGTCCACTGCACCAGTGGCCGCATTGCCACTGAGGTCGATTGACCCAGCAGGCGCGACAGTGCCCACGGCCAGCGTGGCCGCATTGCCTGTGAGTGCATTGGATGAATCTGGCGCCAGTGTGCCAACGGCACAAGTGGCTGCATTGCCCGTGATGGCAATGGTGATGGTGAGCGTGACGGTTCCGACATTGCCGGTGGCAATGGTTCCATCTTCTTGAATTGATCTGTCGGCCAGTACAGTGCCAACGGCGCCAGTGGCCTGGTTGCCACTGATAACGACATTGCCTATGCCGTAGACGCCCCTGCCGTAGTAGCCTGTGCCGTAAGCAGCCATGGTGCTGCCCCTGCGTTACGCCAGCCGAATCAGGCCGGTGCTTGCATCATTGGTTGGCATGGTCAGCGTGAAGGTTCCAGCAGTCACGGTCTGGCTGCCGAAAGTGTGGACGCTGACTGCCTTGTTTGACTGGGTCGAGTTATAGATCAGGACCGCATCAAAGGCCGTGGAGAGGGTCACTGAGCTGTAGCTGATGCTGGCGCTGGGCGTGACAAATGCCGTGGTTCCAGACGTGCTTGGAGCCGTGCCAAAGGTCACTGTGACACCACCAGCAGAGTACCCGGTGCCAGTCACCTCACCAGTGGAGCTGTAGGCCGTGGTGGACGCATTGACGGTGGCACTGGCCAAGTACAGGGCAGCCTTGAAAGTGTCTGCCGTGGTGGCAGCTCGGACAACGCCAGTGCCAAAGTTGTGGTGGCCGACAAGCAGCTCACCCTTGAAACTGGTACACATTGCCTGAGTATTCGCCATGATTTAACCCTCAAATTTGTTGACTGATGCCTTCGGCAAAGACGCCGCGCTTAAGCACCATGTTGACTGATCGATGGACCAACTCGCCCTCATGCCAATACTCAACCCAGCTTGTGGTTTCAGTATCGTTGTCAATGGACCCCTCACGCTTTTCCAGCAGTGACTCGTCCATCTCGCCCTTGGTTGTCATTACCATTTAATCACCCAAATGTTTTTGCCCTGGTCAGCAATGCACCGCCACTGGTTGAACCTCGATCATCTGCAATCTGCAACTGATCAAGCCCTGCCTGATACAGCGCTGACCACACTGTGATTCTCGCATCATCTTGCAGGTAAGGCGCAGCCTGGAGCAATGCACCGTAGAGGTAAACGTCAGGCGCTTGAGCCAGCAGCCAGTTGCTTGCCACGGTGGATGACAACTTGGTCAACTTGGCGTAATAGGCCAGCTCGGCAGTGTATGCAGCGTCAGGGATCGGCAGCACCCGGATCTGGCCGCCAACAATGCCAAAGAAGATCGGCACGCCACTGGATCGGTATTGGGTGCTCAGATTGTCGAGTGAATCGACAGTCTCAAAGGTCAAAGGCGTGATGGGGTTTGTGCCGGTGAGCTTGATAGATTTCGTCTCCAGAAAATCATCAGGCACCGCGCTGTACTCAGTGGCAATCGACGCCGTGGATCTAACGATCATCTGCCGGGTGCGCAGTTGGCGCTCGATCTGAGCCTCAGCCAGCGCAATAAAGTCAGGGATGACCGTTGTCAGGTCGGTGCGGTTGAGCCAGTCGCCAACTGATGTTTTCAGCTCGTTGTATGTGGTGAGTGCCATCAGCTTGCCTCTTTTTCCATTTCCTCTTTGACGATCCAGGTGTGCTCATGCTTGAATTCAAACGTGCCAATGTGGCCGATCTCTTTGCTCACGTCATGGTCAATATACACCTTGAACCCAAGCTCTTGCGCCTTCTTGCAAAAGAACACGTCCTCGCCCATGTAGCCTCGGGTGTCGTACTGCCACGGCATATCGAACCAGGGTTCAGACATACCCTCAAAGACGTTGCGCTTGATCAGCATGATGCCGGTGCCAACGCTGCCGACTTCTTCAAGACCAGTTGATTCTGGCATCGAATAGACGGGTTTGCGCTTGCCGTTATCGTCATAGTTCTGCGCGGTTGGACCTGTGGGCATCCTGCGCCTTGCGCAGTTGGCCGCAACCAGGTCAACGTCATGCTTGAGCAGCCGCTGGATCATGTCCTGGGGGAAGGTCATGTCAGAGTCAATGAACAAGATGTGCGTGCAGCCCTCACGCAACGCATCCAGGCACAAGTCAGCACGCTGGTTCTGAATCAGCGTGCCCTGCAACAGTTTCAGACTGATGGCGTCAGTGGTGTTGAGCGTGTGATACGCCACC